CAAGTTGGAAAACGGCTATAAAACGTAATTTAAAAGGTATTGCATGAAGCAAATTCCGTTTTACAAGTTGTCGCCTAAACTAAAGAATATACGCATGAACAACTGGATTAAACAGTATATTGGACGGGGCTTATCTTTAGAGGATGCTCAGCATGCTGCGCGTTGGCGGGCAGGGCATTGGAAGTTGTCAGACCGCATGGAAAAAGTTATGGCTGACATTAAGGATATATGATATTGCGGGTAATACCCCTTCCGTGGCCTTTGTAAAATAAATGTGCTACTGTGTAAAAAGGATTGATAATATTAAACCATGTAAAGGTTGCCCAACCCCCGCCGCTTTCAAGCGCGCTGGCACTTGTTTGGCAAAAAAATACGGGAAGTAAGCATTATGGGTATTTTAGATTTTCTTGGAGATTTATCGTCTAAGCGCAGCAAAGAGCTTGGGCTTGGCGGCTTGCAGTCTTTGTTAGGAACGCGCGGAGCAGCGCAAGCTGGCGCCACTGGCGATGAGATGATGAAGATTACCGGAGGCGATAGCTTGCCGGGTTATTATGATCCAAATACTCGCGAGTATGTGCCTTGGTACGTTGATTTATTTGACGGCGGTGGTTTTAATTCTGCTGGCGGTGCAATCTCTGCTGAGCAGCCTAAGGGTATTATGGACGTAGCTGCTAAAGGGCCAAGTATTGCTCAAAAAGAATTAATGGGCGGTGGTAATATTGAGCTTTCTGACATGGAGAGATTAAATCGTATGTCAGGCAGTGACCCGCGAAATATGGGCGGTGGTAATATTGAGCTTTCTGACATGGAAAGATTAAATCGTATGCCGGGCAGTGACCCGCGAAATATGGGCGGTGCTTCTGGTTACGGTCAGACTGGTGTAAGTCCGCTTGACCCATTTGGCGGAGCTGGTCCAACTATACCTGTACCTACTGCAACCGATCCTTTTAACGTGCCGTTTGCGGATTTTTCTTCCGCGCCTATGGGCGTTGATGAGCGTAATCTTGGTGGTGCGGTTCTAGCTGCAGAATACCAAAAATTTGTTCAGTATTTAACAAAAGCAGGTGGCTTTGAGCGTGAGCTACAAGACCCCGAATGGCTTTTACGCACATTTCAAGATGGTAAAGCAAAAGGTAGGTTATAATTAATGGCAATAACAACTTACGCAGAGCTAAAATCTAGCATTGCAGACTTTCTTAACCGCGATGACTTAACCGCCATTGCTGGCGATTTCGTCACGCTGGCTGAGGCTGGAATGCAACGTCAGGTCCGTCACTGGCGGCAAGAGAAGCGCAGCACGGCAACAATTGACACGCAATATAGCGCGATACCTGCTGACTTCCTTGAGGACATCCGGTTTTACATTACATCCGGCACGACTAGCCCGCTTGAGAAGATTAGTCAGTTCCAGTTGATTGAGCGTAAATTTACCTCATCTAACGCTGCTGGCGTTCCACGTTATTATGCTTTGACTGCTGGCGAGTTAGAAGTTTATCCAAGACCAAACGGCGATTACACGGTTGAACTTTATTACTACTCGCGCATTCCAGAGTTAAGCGATAGCGTGACGACTAACTGGTTGCTGGAATATTTCCCTGACGCATACTTGTATGGGTCTTTAATTCACTCTGCTCCTTACTTAAAAGAGGATGCACGTTTGACTACTTGGGCGGCTTTGTATCAAAGTGCAATTGATGCTATAAACGAGTCAGGTGATGCAGCTAAATTTGGCGGATCAGGCCGTCGCATGAAAATAAAGGCGTACTAATATGAGTTTTTCTAATGAATTTGAAACCAGAGTTTTAACTTATGTTTTCACAACGAGCAGCACAACGCGCCCAACTCAGTGGCATATTGCGCTTTACACTGGCGCGCCATCTGACCCCGGCGGCGGAACTGAAGTATCTGGCGGCGGTTATGTCCGAAGGGCTGTTGCGTTTGCCGTTTCTGGCAACACTGCCTCAAACAATGCTGCGATTGAGTGGCCAGTTGCCACGGCGAGTTATGGCACCGTTACGCACGTCGGTGTTTTTGACGCTGCAAGCAGCGGCAACTTAATTGCTTACGCGGCGTTAACAGCTAGTAAAGCAATTGCTACTGGCGATGTATTTAGGCTCCCATCTGGTGACCTTGACGTTACACTCGACTAATGGCTGAGTATCGCAGCGGCTACGGCAGGGCTACATACGGCTCGTATAACTACGGGCTGGATGGCTTTGTCACTGACGGCGCTGGCACAATTATTATTACGACTACTACCGCTGCCGCTTCGGTTCGCGTTAGATTAACTGCGTCTATTATTGTTGGCGTTTCTTCCACATCATCTGAAGCTATTCGGGTTCGTGAGGCATCTGCGTCCAGCACGGCTTCCGCTACAACTGCATCTTCTGCCCAGCGAGTGCGTAACGGCGTTGGCGTTTCTGCTTGTGCTGCAACAACAACTGCTTCTTGCGTTCGTAAGCGCAATGCTGCTGGTACAGTTACTGCTGCGGCAACTGTTAGCTCTAGTGCAGTTCGCGTTAAGCCTACCTCTGCGACAGTATCTGCTGTTTGCAGTACATCTGCCAGGGCTGAAGCAATATACAGCAGTAGTGCTGACATTGTTTGCGTTATAACATCTGTGGCAACGTGCAACCGGGTTCAGTCGGATAGTGCTTTAATTGTCACTGTTTTAAGTACGACTTGCAGTGCTGTTAAAAAATGGGAGCCAATCCCTGACACACCTGAAACTTGGACTGATGTTGCCCCCGCAGAGAAAATATGGCAATATGCCCCTAACGCATCTGGTAACTGGACTGCGCTTTCCCCAAATTAACGGAATAAAGCGCTGTTTTAGGCAACTGTACAACTCTGGCTAACGCCGAATAGGAGAATAACATGGCTGATACAACGACAACGGCATATAGTTTAACCAAACCAGAAGTTGGTGCTTCCGAAGACACTTGGGGTGCAAAGATCAACACTGATTTGGATAACTTAGACACAATTGTAAATGCGATTGGCGGCAAAACTGCTGCTGCTACGTTGTCTTTTGCGAATGCGGCCAAGGTTGTGACGACTGCCGCAGGTGCTAACATCACGGGTACTGTCACGGCAACAGGCACTTCAGTATTTGCTTCATTGGACATCTCTGGTGACATAGACGTAGACGGTACAACAAACCTAGACATTGTGGACGTTGATGGTGCAGCTAACTTTGCAGCAAACGTAACTATTGCAGCTGGTGCTGACCTTATTACTGCTTCAGCAGGAGACGACAATGTTTGTATAGGTTTAGACGCAGGTGACTCAATAGCATCAGGTGGAAATCGCAATATTGTAATAGGAAGAAATGCAGGTACTGCGATTACGACTGGTGATTCTAATGTTGCTATCGGTTTTGACGCTCTTAAAACTGAAGATGCTAACGGAAATAACGTAGCGATTGGAGCATCCGCTTTAGCTACTCAAAACGCAGGAGCAGATGGCTACAACGTAGCAGTTGGTTATAACACAGGAATAGCAGTCACCACAGGTTTAAGAAATACCCTCATAGGTGCTAATGCAGGTGATGCTTTAACTGACGCAGATGATAACGTAGGTGTAGGACATAACGCTTTAGGCGGGAATACCATAGGTTCAAAAAGTGTAGCTATAGGTAAGGATGCTTTAGAAAGTCAAAACCCTGCTACTGCTGTTGCTATGTATAACGTAGCAGTCGGGGATAGTGCAGGAATAGCAGTCACCACAGGCGTACAGAACACCCTAATCGGGGGCCAAGCTGGAGATGCACTCACTAGTGGTAGTGGTAATGTTGTAATGGGCTACAATGCGTTTAGTGCAGAAGATACTGGTAGTAATCACGTTGCCATAGGTAAATCAGCATTAGCTGCTTTAAATATAGGCGGTAACAGTAACGTAGCCGTAGGCTTAAATGCATTAGCTGCAAATGTCTCTGGTGGAAGGAATACTGCTATTGGAACAAATACTCTTGCTGCTCAGAATACATCAGGAGGAGCAGCAGATACTTATAACACGGCTATTGGAGATAGTGCAGGAATAGCAGTCACCACAGGCGTAAGAAATACGTTGGTTGGAGGAACCACAGGACAAGGTTTAACCACAGGCGGTAATAATGTTGCTATGGGTTATGGTGCGCTTTATACAGATGATGTAGGAAGCAATAATGTTGCTATAGGTGTTTCCGCACTACAAAATCAAAACACTTCTACCGCTGCAAACAATTACAATACAGCAGTAGGATCACAAGCAGGTCTATCAATCACCACAGGTTTACGAAATGTCTTAATAGGTGGTCTAACAGGAGATGGACTTACAGATGCTGATGATAACACAGCTTTGGGTATGGATGCACTTAGCACAGATACATTAGGTAGTAAATCAACCGCAGTAGGTAAAGGTGCTTTAAATGTTCAAAACTTCACTACAGCGACAGATACTCACAATACCGCAGTTGGTTATAACGCAGGAACAGCAGTCACAACTGGCATAAGAAACACCATTATGGGGGGCGAAGCTGGAGACGCTCTTACTGATGCAGATGATAACACAGCAATAGGATCATTAGCACTTAGTGCAGATACTCTTGGTAGCAAGTCTACGGCTATAGGTAGAGGCGCATTAAAAGTTCAAAACTTTACTACTGCTACAGATACTCACAATACCGCAGTTGGTTATTCCACAGGTGAGAGAGTCACAACGGGTAGATTTAATGATCTATTTGGTAGTTTAGCAGGAGATGCTCTAACAGTTGGAGGTTCTAACGTTGCTATGGGTCATGCCGCATTGAGTACAGATACGGCGGGTAGTCAATCTGTAGCAATAGGCACAGGTGCTTTAAATGCTCAAAACTTTACTACAGCTACAGATGCTCACAACGTAGCTGTTGGTAGGTCTGCGGGATTATCAGTCACAACTGGCAAAAGAAACACAATCATGGGTAGCGAAGCTGGAGATGCTTTAACTGATGCTGATTTTAATGTAGCAATAGGAT